TCCGGTAGCACCTTGGACACCTTGAGCTCCACCAGTGCCTTGAGCACCACCAGGAGATCCTGCGGCACCTTGGACACCTTGGAATCCTTGATTTCCAGCACTAACTATACGAACCCAAGAAGATCCATCCCACTGCCACTTAATACCATTTTCTATGTGGGTATCGTTTAGACTGGGACTATTTGGGAAATTTAGTGCCATTATCTACACTTTTTTGGCTATTTATGTAGAAGGTATATCCTCATTTCGGTTGGTTTTAACGTACAACCATCCAGTACATATGTATTTTGTCTCAGATTTAGGTGGCACTCCTCTATGCACCCATGGCCATAAAGCAGGAAAAATTAACAAAGTTCCAGTTTTAGGTTGTACTTTGTATCCTGTGTTAAATTCTGTATATCCTCCTTCATTTATATTATTCAAATACCATATAAAAGTAAGTATTCTATCAGAATGACCATCATGATGCCATTCATAAAATTCTTTTGGTTTAGTTCTCTGCATTTGATATCCTCTATCCTCAGTAGACACTGACAACGGAGAAAAACTATCATCAATAAATTCTTTATAATACTCAAGATTATTATTTAAAGACTTATAGAATATTTTATCTTCTTCTTCCCATCCATCAATAGTAGTAATATAAAGATCCGTAGATCTCTTAACAGACAAGTTCATACCACCTAAAGTAAAACCTTGGTATTTTCTATCATCATCTTCAAATTTTTCAATACAATGACTACAGAAATCCTTATCTAGTTCTCCACGTCTAATGTAAATTAATTCATCAAGATTCATTATCTAAAAATTAAAGTTAAAGAAATTCTATATTTTGGTCCACGTATAGATTGTGGTCTAATGGCGTGTGGTATTGAACCATCAAATAATATTATTCTACCAGGTTTATATAACGAAGTGTAGGAAACTTTTTCCAAGTCATTTGGATCATAAAACATTGTCTCGCCATACCAACCATCTTCCCAGTTCAAATTACAATAATATAAGGCAACTTGTTTATTGGGATGTGAATGAATGAAATGCACGTCAGATGGACGTATTAAATTGAGAATAATAGATTCTATATTGCCACAAGTAAAAAAAGAAGTTTCGTCCATACATTCAATAATGTATGGTAAAATTTTACTTTCATTCAAATTATTAATCGTCCATGATGAATGAATATTAGGTATAGCTTTATCATTCTCAATAGGGGGACGATCAGACCAACCCAAACTAAAATTAGATCTGGTGCAGTAATCTAATAACTTTTCTCTTACAGTAAAAGGTATTTTATTATCAAATACTTGAAGATTCATACATCATGATCATGTCTTCATAATATAGCATAGAGCATAGTATGGTGGCAAGTTCGCATTAGTTCCAGAATTACCAGTAGTTCCAGAGTTCCCAGATATGCCGTGGCTGTGACTTCCACCACCACCAGAATCACCAGTAACACTGTGACTGTGCTCTCCAGCACCACCCGTATTTCCTGTTCTTGCTCCACAATCATTATCTCCTGCTTTCCAGGGTCTATAACCCTCATTATGTGCTTGTTGGTCAACATAAGTGTGAACGTGAGCACCATTATTATTAGTGCCATAATTTCCATGATCATGAGTGTGATTACCAACAGAATCAGCAGAATAGTTTCCATCACTGTGAGAGTGAGACACTACTATTGCATCAGCACTACCACCAGTGTTATTAACACTATAATTACCTCCAGCACCAACAACAAATCTGTTTCTTAAGTCTGGCGTTCCGTTGCTACCATTACACAATCTCCATCCACTTGGAATAGCATTTGATGCACCAGACCATATGATGATACCACCTGAAGGAACAGCATATGTTGATAATCCACCTTGAGAGCCTTGAACGCCCTGACTACCTACAGAACCTTGAGCACCAACAGAACCTTGACGACCTTGATGTCCTTGAGGACCAGGAGAACCTTGAGCACCAGAACCTGTAGTACCCTGAACGCCTTGATTACCTTGAGGACCAGGAGCACCCTGGACACCCTGAGCACCTTGGACACCTTGAGGTCCAGCTACAGATGAATCAGAACCATCAGCACCTTGGACACCTTGATGACCTTGAATACCTTGAGGACCGAGGGCACCCTGGACACCTTGAGGTCCAGCACCAGCAGCACCTTGAACACCTTGATGACCTTGAATACCTTGAGGACCAGTAGCACCCTGGACACCCTGAGCACCTTGGACACCCTGAGCACCTTGGACACCTTGAGGACCAGTAGCACCTTGACGACCCTGATTACCTTGAGGTCCAACAGCACCTTGACGACCTTGGTGACCTTGAATACCTTGGACACCTTGGGATCCAGCACCAGTAGCACCTTGGCGACCTTGAGCACCCACAGCACCCTGGACACCCTGAGCACCTTGGACACCTTGAGGACCCACAGCACCTTGGGAACCTACAGCACCTTGACGACCTTGGTGACCTTGAGCACCTTGATCACCTTGATCGCCTTTAGTACCTGTTCTTGCGAAAGTAACGATTATATCCTCATCATTACTAAATGAAGTGGCACCAGA